GACGTCCTGCTGGCGAGCTTCCAGGAACTAAAGGCCGCCGCAGGCAGCCTGGACGCAAACACGAAGAAGCTCTATGGGTACTATTTGTCCCACTCGGACGAGCTGGTGGCGGAGGTGTATGCCCAGGCATTGAGCCCCTCCCCTCTGACCTCGCAGGGCCTCTCAGCCATCGAGTTCAACAAGGCCTTTGAGCCCTACATCCTCGAGGCCAAGCAGGCCATGGCGGACAAGTTCCCGGTGCCGCACCCGTCGGCCCCGGAGCCTCTCATGGGTGCACCGTCCGTGCCATTCGAGGTCGCAGGTCAGCACAAGACGGTAGGCAGCCTGGCGAAGGCGCTCCTGCAGCAGGGCACGCCCGACGACCAGGTCCTGGCGGCGGTGAAGGCTCAGTTCCCCGATGCCAAGACGTCCAAGGCGTCGCTCGCCTCGTACAAGGTGGAGCTCAAGAAGAACGGGCTCTTGCCGAACAAGGCCTCCGGGCCAACGGTGACGGTCAAGGCGGTGCCGAACGTCGCCCCGGTGCCTCCTGCTCCGCCTAAGCCCGCTGCCAAGGCCTCTGTCGAGGGCCTGGCGAAGCCTGCCCTGGCGGGAAAGCAGCTCGGCGCCGTCTCGACCAACGCACTTACCCAGGTCAAGTCCTACCTGGCAAATGGCGGAGACACCCCCGGGGCCAAGGAGCTGCTTGGCAAGATATTCGGCGGGTACAAGGAGCCCGGGGGGTCACAGCTGATCGAGCTGGCGCAGTATGAGCTGGCGACAGGCAAGGCCGTGGCCAAGCCCTACCTGGCAGCGACCACGGGGGCCGGCTACACCATGGCGGACCTGGCTGCGGCCGAGGCCAAGAAGATGGCCAGCAAGGATAGCCTGCGTAAGGCCATCGGCCTGCCGAGCAGGCCCGCAGCGACCCCGAGGGAGGGCATTCCACCGCCGCCCCGCTTCTCTAACCAACAGCGACGCGCGGCCATCGAGTACTACGCCAATCTGAGCGCTACTGCGCAGTCCAAGATCAACGCGATCCAGAAGGCCCTGAAGCTGCCCGAGGTAACGCTGGAAGAGGCCTCGGCCATCCGGGCGTATACTGGCAGCACCTACACGACACTCAACACCGCCCTGCGTGGTAACCAGTACGCCGACAACCCCGCGCTCCAGGCCTACGTAGAGTCTGCCCAGCACGGCCTGGCGAAGATGCCCAAGTTCCAGGGCCTCACCTCCCGGGGCATGACGATCTCGTCCGCCGAGCTGAGCAGGGTGCTCTCGGTCTACAAGCCGGGAGCCGTCGTCGAGGAGGCGGCCTTCGTGTCCACCTCGGCGGGCGACAGGGCGGCCTTCGGGGGCAACGTGTTCATCAAGATCAACGGCAAGACGGGCGTGGACGTGTCGAAGTTCAGCCAGTACCCAGGGGAGCGTGAGGTGCTCTACATGCCAGGCACCAGGTTCAGGGTCATCAAGGTGGAGCAGGTGAACCAGCTGCACATCATCACAATGGAGGAAGTCTAAGATGGCGACGCAGGACGAGTTTGAGCCAGGCCCGGGCTGGGCCGAGAAGACGGGGTTTGCCCCGGGGGTCCCAGATGATCCGGGCGCGGTGCCCGACACGTACTACCAGGTGCTCCTGGGGAACGTCTACACGCTCACCAGGTGGGCAGACGGGTCGACTGTGCGCGGCGAGGTGCAGCTGGCCGAGCTCGAGGTCCTGGTCGGCGGCCCACTCCGTGAGGGCTGGTACGGTACCACGGGCGGCTACCTGGGCACGGAGCTGAGCCTGGACTGAGAACACTGGCTTCTGGCAGCAGAAGCCTGCGCTATTTTGCAGGTCTAACTTTCATAACCCCGGGCGTGAAGCCCGACTAGACCCCGCGCGATGCGGAGAAGGAGAGCAGCAATGGATTTTATCTTCGGTGAGAACACGACGGTCCCCGACATCAACCGCGTGCCAGAGCAGTTCCGGGTGTTCTACGCCCAGGGCGAGGGCGGCTACACCCTCAAGGACGACTACAAGCCGGTCACCGGCGCCGTCGACGGCCTGAACAAGTCCCTGAAGGCCGCACGCCGCGACGCGGACGACCAGCGCAAGAACCGCCCGGACCTCAGTGGCTTCACCGCGGTCGGCCAGCTGCTCGGCCTGGACGAGGAGAACATCACAAACCCCGACGCCATGAAGGCCGCTGTCGAGAAGGTCATCTCCGAGTCCAAGGATGGCAAGGTGAACTGGGACAAGATGAAGGCCAGCCTTGAGCAGGGCTTCAAGTCGCAGCTCGCCACGAAGGACAACGAGCTCGGCGCCATGGGCAAGACCCTGCAGAAGTACCTGGTGACGACCGCGGCTGTCCAGGCCATCGCCGCGAACAAGGGTGTGCCGGACCTGCTGCTCCCGCACATCACCGCGCAGACCAAGGTCGTCAAGGAGGGCGAGGACTACGTAGTCCGCGTGGTCGACCAGGCAGGCGACCCGCGTGGCAATGCCTCGGGTGGCTTCATGTCAGTCGAGGACCTGGTGAGGGAGATGAAGGCAAGCCCGGTCTTTGGCCGCGCCTTCGAGAGCGAGGCGAAACAGGGCGGGGGCATGCAACCGGGCAGCGGCACCGGCCGTGCGGCACCGCGCCAGGAGAACCTGTCGCCCCAGGAGAAGATCGCCCGCGGCCTGGGCAATCGCCGCTAGGCCTTACCCTGAAAATGACAAAGGGGCCCTCTCGGGCCCCTTTTTCTTTTGTTAGATGAGGTTCTCGGCGTCACGGGCCCTTATCAGACTCTCGCGCAGGTCGGTGAGGACCTGGCCGAGCCAGTTGGTCCCACGCCACTGTGCGGGGTCACAGCAGCCCTCGTCGTAATCGGCCAGGCCGATGCCCCAGATGACGTCCGTCGGGCTGGCCTCCACCAGCAGGGTGTGCTCCGTCTCCATGAGGGTCTGGTACAGCTCGACGGTGCTGGTAAACTTCGCCAGGCTCCCGCGGGCCACGACGTCGCGCGACACCGAAGCCCAGGCCTCCCGGTCCTGGGCGTCCCACTTGGCTCCACGGAAGCCCTTCACCATCTTGCCCAGGTGCTTCTGCTCGCTCGGCGAGGTCGAGGCCATGATAGCCCGCAAAATCCGGTCATCGTTGAACATGCGGGCCTTCTGGGCCATCATGTACTGCTCCGCGCAGTTGTACTGCACGCCGTCCACCTCGAACGGTGACCAGGCCCACTGGCTAAAGGGCCCGCCGTAGAACAGCAGGAATTGGTGGTAGCCGCGGTGTGCGAGGCCCCCATACACGGGGACGCAGTTGTGCTCGTACTTCTTGAGGGTTGTCTGAAGCATGGTGGTACTCCTTTCAGGGTTAGTGGCAGCAGACCAGGCAGGTCTTGCCCGGGGTCAGCTCGCAGGCGATCATGAAGACGACGTCGCGGGCAAGCCCCGGGTCGTGGATATAGAGCAGGCCGAACAGGAGGGCAACGACGACGAGGCCCCCAATGAGAGTGTTCTGGATCATGCCAAGTCCTCCTTGGTGGGTTTAACGGTGCCTCCAATGTGGGCTTGGCGGCGGTAGGAACTCGACTGCGCAGTATGGCCCCGCAGATGGCACAATTTTGGTGCCGACGCGCATGAGGCAGAGCACCAGCGGTTCCCGGTCGTGCTCCTTCAACTTGTGGGCGGGAATGTACCGCGTCCGGCCGCGCATCTTCGAGGGCACGGAGACGTACACGATGAGCTTTGCCACGGGAACCTCCTTTCTCAGGAAAACCAGTAAGAGACAGCACCGTCATAAGCGGAGGTGCGCTTGGTCATGCAAATACGGGCGCCCCGCTCCTCCAGGGTCTTGCTGAGCATCGTGGAGGCGGCCTTGAGGGCATCACGCTTGGAAAGCTCCAGGGCGGCATGACACCCATAGGGGAAAATGCGGTCGGGCTTGTCCACAATGGGCGCGTCAAAGCGCATGTGGGCGTAGAAGCGAGTGCCCTTGACCCGCTCGGCGCGTTTGATGAGCGCCACGGCCTCCTCGGTCGTGAGCAGCAGGGTCTCACTCGTTGTGCTGTCCGTCATGCTCAGGCTCCAATGGTTTCCCAGTAGCCTGCTGCCGTCACCTGGTGCACCTCCGAGAAGTCCTGGAGGACACGCAGGAGGCGGAACTCGGGCAGGCTTCCGGTAAAGTAGATAACAGCATCGCGGATCAGGTCGAGCTCGCCAACACGGGTCACCGTCACCTCGCAGTGGATGCGGGCTTTCCAGTGTGGGGACGGTTTGACGCGGTCGAAGGCCTCCTCGAGTTCTGCCTGAGTGTAGCGGCGGTTGTGGTAGGCGTGCACGCCGGGCACGGGCGTCTCCGTGAGGGGGCCCCTATTCGGGGCAGCACTCTGCCTGCAGGTTGCGACGTCTCGGCAGGCCATGGGGGACCTGCACGAGGTGCATGGGGTGAAGTCAATGGGCATTTCGTTCTCCTTCTTCTAAGTGAATTATTTCCCACGAATCCAGCCGCCGGGTGGCACGATGTGGCCACCCCACTTGCCTTGGCGGTCTTGGTGAGAATTCAACTCCTCCATCTTCCAGCGTTTACGCATGGCACGGGTGCGAAAGTCCGGGGTGCCCGAGGCGCCCAGAGGGCCTTGGCGCTGGTAACGGCTGCGACCGAACTTGCCACACATCTTGCCGCTAAAGCGGCCCTGCTCTTGGTTCCTGCTCATTTGGGGCTCCTTGGGTTTAGCCCATCGAGGCGACGCGTGCCTTGCACTTGGCACAGATGGGGACGAACTTGAGGGCCGGGTGCGGCTCGGCCCCGATGGCATTGTTGGTGCATAGGGCAAACCAGCGGCACGTGCCGAGGTCGCCGTTGGCCTCGATGAGGGCCCTCACGTCTTCGGCGGTCTCCTCATAGGGGGTCATGACGTCTCGGGCGACGCGGGCCGCGATGACGATCTCCATGAGGCGCTGCCAATGGCCGGGGAGCGCAGCGACAATCTCCTGGGCGGCACAGTCGAATCGCATGTCACTCGGCACCTTCTTACTGAAGACAACGATGTAGGCGATGGACACGTCCGCCAGGGAGACATTGATGGTTGTGGCTTTCTTGCTTTTCATAGGTAAACTCCCTTGGTTGGGTTTTATTTGGACAGCAGAGCACGTGCCTCGTAGAACGGGACAAGAGTGGTGCCCACATCGGTAGGCTTGAGGCGCATCACGATGCAGCCGAAGCCCGTAGAGAAGACCTCGTAGCCCGCAGCACGCACCAGGGCAGCAACCTTCTTGGTCTCCTCCTTCAGAATCACGCGGTCTGCGACCGACAGCTCCAGGAAGTCTGCCTGCTTGATGGTGTTCAGGTCCAGCTTGAGGAACGTCTTCATGGCTTGCTCCAGTTGTGTAGTTGATGGGATGATTATGCAGGGAAATCCCTCAGCCGGGAGCCCCCTTCTATCAATTTTCCTCCTTTTCTTTATATTTCTTTGATCTATCTAAAGGAATATAAACCAGTATATAGAGAGTATGAGTGTCTAAGTACTTGATTCTTAAGGAGATATAGGGCATCTAGGCCTTCTAGGGGTTTGTCTCATTCCGGTCGCGTCTCACCGCCCTGGCCGAGGTCGGCCGACATGGCGGGACCGTCTCGGCGTCTTCCTGGCGCAACACCGAGCCGAAGCCTCAGACGGGCCAAAAAGTCCCGAAAGCCAGACGTACCTAGGCTTCAACTGTCTGGGCCGGCCTTTCCCGAGGTCAAGACTGCCCAGACGTGCTGGCTCGTGGGGTTACAACGGCCTGGCGCCCGGGGTAAACTCTGGTCTGAGCACGCGGGCCCTGGCCCGCATGTCCCCTGCTGAGGCGTGACGCAGATGCAGGGCGACCGGTCGGGCGATCCGGCACCCTGAACAAGCTACCCACCAAAACCACAGGAGAGACACAATGCCATCCATCACTCTGGCAGAAAGCGCCAAGCTGGCCCAGGACGAGCTCGTCGCTGGCGTCATCGAGAGCGTCATCACCGTCAACGAGATTTTCGACCTGCTGCCGTTCGACGGCATCGACGGCAACTCGCTGGCCTACAACCGCGAGAACGTCCTGGGCGACGTCCAGATGGCCGGCGTCGGTGCCACCATCACCGCGAAGAACGCGGCGACCTTCACCAAGGTCAACTCGGGCCTGACCACCATCATCGGTGACGCCGAGGTCAACGGCCTCGTCCAGGCCACCCGCTCGGGCGACGGCAACGACCAGGCCGCCACCCAGATCAGCTCCAAGGCGAAGAGCTGCGGCCGCAAGTACCAGGACCAGATGGTCAACGGTGACGGCACTGGCGATAACATCACGGGCCTGTTCGGCCTGGTGTCGGCCAACCAGACCATCACGGCCGACAACGGCGCAGCCAACGGCGCTAACCTGTCTTTCGAGGACCTGGACGCGCTGATCGACCTGGTCGTGGACAAGGACGGCCAGGTGGACTACCTGATGATGAACGGCCGCACCCGCCGTGCGTACCTGGCGCTGCTCCGCTCGCTGGGTGGCACCAGCCCGCAGGACGTCTACGAGATGCCGTCCGGCCGCAAGGTCCCGGCCTACCGTGGCATCCCGATCCTGCGCAATGACTGGATTCCTGTCACGCAGACCCAGGGCACCAACACCAAGTGCACCTCGGTGTTCGCCGGCACGCTCGACGACGGCAGCCGCACCCACGGCCTGGCCGGCCTGACTGCCCAGAAGCAGGCGGGTATCCACATCAAGAACGTCGGCGAGAAGGAAGACGCCGACGAGACCATCACCCGCGTGGTGTGGTACTGCGGCCTGGCGCTCTTCTCGGAGAAGGGCCTCGCCTGCCTGAAGGGTGTCGCGAACTAAGGCCTCGGCCTAAAATCGGGTCCAGGGCCCCGGCAGATGCTTCGGCCTCTCCGGGGCCCTGTCACATAAGCAGACTAAAACCAATAACCGAAGGAGGTAGCACCATGTCAGCTCAGCAGAAGTTTGTCCTGGTCGGCCCGCGCGCCGGCAAAGACCTCATCATCAACGGCGCTCACGAATTCGTGGGTGGCGAGTACATGTTCCAGGGCAGCCACGAGCAGATCGCGACCCTGACCCGCATCTTCTCGTTCTACGGGGCCGTACCTGAGGACAAGGCGCGCCTCATGGAGCTGGAAGCTCAGGTCCAGGCGAAGGCCGACGGTGGCAAGGCGCCGACCCAGGCTCCTACCCCGGCACCGGCCCAGGCACCGACCCCAGCACTGACCCCG